GGAGACATGGCCTACCCGTTCGCCCTACTCAGCGCCGCCAGAGAGTTTATCGACAACGTTAACCCCTAAGCCGAGTTTACCGGCGCAAACCACTCGCTAAACTACTTACATGCACAACTCAACGTCTATGCGCAAAACGACGCTCGGATATCCAGTCCTTTCGTGCGATCTGCACGGGAGGATTTTTGGTAAACAGCAACCGCCTGAAATGACTCGCTTGGCTCGTCAACGAGCTGAAAACCTGCTCAAGGAATTTGATATTCCCACTCCGGTCGACTATCCCGATCACCTTTACGATGGCCCACTCCCCCTGCCCGAACTGCGAGGGGACAACCTGAGCGAGCACTTTGAAAAGATTGCCAACGATCAGATCGGTGAGTATAAGAAACTGGCCGACGAGTTTGCCTCTTGCAAGCTCGCAGAGATTCCCCCGGCAAACGAACTGAAGTTTCTGCCGGGTTGGACCCGTTACACCAAGGTGCGTGGCAAGTGGAAAACTGAGTCGGTGCCGTACCCGCTGGAAAAAGCATTCACGTATGACACCGAGACCTACGTGCACGGTGGTGCTTTCCCGATCATTGGCACTGCGCTTTCCGCAAAGGCAGCCTACATCTGGCTCGCTTCCGAACTGATTGACCCCTCGATTCCAGAGGATCAGTGGGATCAGCACTCCCTGATCCCGATCGGTGAGAATCGTTTCGTAGTTGGTCACAATATTTCCTACGATCGCGTGCGTGCCCGCGAGGGTTATTCTCTCGATCGAGTAAAACCGGAGAACTTTTACTTTGACACACTCTCTGCACACATTGGCGTTTCTGGTCTTGCCAGTGGTCAGCGCTGGCTATATGTTCTGGCTGGTAAAGACCCTGAGAACCTTACTGAAGAAGAAAAGCGTAAACTGAGGTATGCCCCCAAGTGGTTAGATGAGGGTTCGACCAACTCGCTGCTGGCCACGTACAACTTCCACGTTTATGAAGTTCGTAAATTCTTCGGCGATGACGTCAAACCGTTGACGGTCGGTGACAAGGCTGTTCGAGACATCTTCGTCAAGGCAACTCACCTGAGTCAAATCCGTCAAATGTTGACGGAGGCAACTGACTACGCCATCAAAGATGCTTTCTACACCGCAGAACTCTTCCAGGCGCTCTGGCCCAAGTACATCGACGCCACTCCAAGCCCGGTTGCCCTCTGCGGCCACTATCATCTGAACGGGTCCATCATTCCCCTGGTCCCTGACTGGGAGGAATGGATTCAGAATGTCGAAAAGACGTTCGAAGACCACAACAAGGAAATGACCAAACTCTGTCAGGACCTTGTGTGGAAATACTACGAGGAGTGGAGGATTCTCTATCTCAATGATCCGAACAAAGCAGAGCGTTGGGTCGCCCGAGACCCATGGATGACCCAGCTCGACTGGACCGTGAAGACAACCAAGGGCAAATACGCTCACATTCCTCAGTGGGTGCGCCCGTTCATCAAAGACCCCGACGAGCACATCGGCGTGAAGTCAAACCTGTCCCACCTGCTTCTGAAGCTGACTTGGGAAGGTTCTCCGATGATTTACACCAAAGACATGGGATGGTGCTTCCACAACGAGGACGCTGTGCTCACAAAGATCCCTCACCCGAAAGGTGCGGGAGACAATGTTGGCGGTGTTCTTTCAAAGGATTTTGTTGATGACATGAAGGTTGGACGCCTGAACAGCGAGCTGCCCGAAGCCAAACGTGCCCTCGAAATCGCAAATGCCGTGAGTTATTGGACTTCGGTCCGCAAGCGAGTGATGGACCGGATCTTTATTCCCGCCACCAACCCTCACGGTGAAGACGCTCTGGTGACTTTACCAGAGATTCTTTGCCACGGCACTGTGACTCGCCGCACCGTGGAATCTCTCATGGTTACCATGTGCTCAACCAAGAACTGGCGCATCGGCACCGAACTCAAATCTCGTGTGCAAGCTCCCGACGGTTGGAAGATCGTCGGCGCTGACTTCGACGGTCAAGAAATGCAAATTGCTTCAATCTACTCTGACAAATGGGAAGGAGGCCATGTTGGATGTTCGCCGTTTGGTTACAACGTGCTTTCCGGTTCGAAAGAGGCGGGGACTGATCCCCATAGTGCTCTTGCTAAACTGGCTGGCGTGGACCGAGACACGGCCAAAATCGCTGGTTTCGCCGTGCTCTACGGAGCCGGAGTGCGAGCGGTGCAAACCTACATCCGCCGCAAGTACCCAGACAAGTCTCCCACAGAAGTAAAAAACTTTGCTTACCGAATCCTTGAAGGTAAGAAGGGCAAGCAACGGAACGGAATCTACGAAGGTGGGTCCGACTCGGGATGCTTCAACTTCATGGAAGAGATTGCGATGAGGTCCAGGGTCCCTCAGTTGCCTTGCCTGGGCACCAAAATCTCAACGGCAATGCGCCCTGCTGCTGTTGGAACCGACTTCAAAACAGGCAGGGTCAACTGGACGATTCAGTCGTCCGGTGCCGAGATTCTGTCGATCATGCTCACTGCTGTCCACTGGTTGGCGGCAGAATACAAAATCCCTTGTCGATTCATTCTGAGCATCCATGACGAGATCTGGTTTATGACGCCTGATCGGTACGCCGAACAGTTTGCCGTAATGTTCCAAATCGCTCACATGTACACCTGGTCCCTGTTCCACTCGGCGCTGGAAATCCCCGATCTGCCGCTGTCCCGTGCTTACTTTTCGTCTGTGGCCATTGACAACCGTCTGCGAAAGTCCCCGAAAGAGTGCACAAAAACCCTCTCCAACCCGAACGGCGACAAAGAGCCGAACGGTGTTGAATACAGCATGATGGAGCTTTCCGAAATCGGCGCTATCGATCGTCTCACAAACCGTTACAACGCAATCCAAAAAGGAGCAATCTGATGAAACGCAAAAAATCTCGTGTTGAAGCTGTGGGGGTCGTCCTCTTCCAGGGGGCCGTTGACACCTACTACCTGACAGTTCCCTACGATAAGAAAAACCGAGTCATTCCATCCTCTGTGGAATGCGCTTATAATTCTCGGTATTTTTCCCCTCAACAAACAATCAACATGCTCCGGTCACTCTGATGGCATTCCCGCTCCCCCAAGATACCGACTTCATTAAAGAGGTTGTAGGGTTCTGGCTTGACGACGTGGATGATCGAATTCAAATCAGCCTACTCAAAGATGCCGAACATAGTTGGCGGACCGCCAACGACCTTTACCTTACTCTCCCTCCCGGCACCGGAGATATGGAACTTGAAAACCGTATCTTCGCTACTCGGGTAAAACTCGATAACACCTTACATTCAACCAATGAGAACAATCTCTGACGACTCGGTTCAATCCACACCGGCAACCAAGAAAAAAGCAATGCCAAAACTCGAAACTTTCTCCACCACCCTTAGTGATGGCCGTGAGATCACCATCCGGGAGATGACCGGTCGTGACCTCATCTACATGGAAAAAGACCTTACCAAGGCAGGAGATGTGGAGCGCGGTATGCGCATCATCGAACGGCTGATCGTGGGCGATGACAAAATCACCTACGATGAAATCCTTGACCTTGGTGTTAAAGATTTTAAAAAGCTCAGTGAACTTGTTGCCCAGGCCAGCGGAGCTGACGAAGAAGGCCCAAACTAACGGTTGAGGACCAGGAGGATTTCACCTACTTGGTAACAATACCGAATGGTCCTACTTTTCACTTCCGGGAAGTCACACCAAAAGACTTCTATCTTGCTCAAGTTCTTCGACAATCAGAAAGCAGCCAGTTAGAACTCATACAACGACTCATTGTTGATCACTCTGTACTGGATGCTGCTACCTCGGCCCAAACAAGAAGGGCCATAAAATGGGCAACTGAAACTCTGCTCGATCAGACAGTACTCACGCTGGAAAACTGGCTCGAGGTTGCTTACCACCTTTGTAAACAACGGTGGGATAGTTCAATCGAGTGGCTAGAGACTCAGCCAATGAGTAAAATCAACTTGATGATTGACATTGTGAAAAAACACGCCGATGAGCAAGAAAAAGAAATGAAGAAAAATGCCCGGAAGCGCAAATGATTCGATTCAGAGTTGATAACAAAGGTAGGGGCCTAACCCCCATGAATCTCCGGTGGTGGAGACCCACCAAAGAAGAGTGGGTGCCAGTTCTGATCGATGATCATCCTCAATTCTGGAAACGGCAAGTTGATCCTACCTATCAACGTCCTTGGCATCGTCTTTCCCCCCGGTATGCTGACTTGAAAGCAAAAAAGTTTGGAAGTCAGCCGATACTTCGGGCAACCGGTCTTATGCAAGACGCCTCATTCATCTTCACCAAAGGCAATCAGTTTTTGGTCAAGTCTACACCCTACGGCGCTTTCCAGCAATTTGGAACGTCAAAAATGCCCGCCCGCCCATGGATGGGCGTTCCCGAAGTCTCCCTCAAGCAACTCGTTCCGATTGCTTGGAAAAATATTCTTTCACGTAAAAGGTAACCATGGCTCGTCGCTCTACTCGATCTCAAAAAGCCGAACCCGCCGCAAGTGATGTGATCATCACTCCCGAGGAGGGTCGCATTGAAGCCCCCACGGAAGCATTCGCTCCGGTGAACATTGAAATTGAAACCCCCTCTGAAGACCCTGCTCCCGCCCCCGAAGCAGTGAAGGCGGAAGAAATTCAAACGGATGTTCGAGCAAAACTCTCCAAAAAGTCCGTAAAGGAAGATGTATTTGTTCCCTCTAATCCCGCCGCACTCGAGAAAGCAGCTACAGCGGTCGCTCAAGAGATGGGATTTGAAATGAACCGTGGAACTTCCATCGGTGCCCGTTTGATTGCACGCTCTCAAAATAAAGCATAATGGCCACCTCGTTCCCTTTCCAGCCCGAGCACACCTGGCGAAAGCTTGGGTATTTGTATTTCACAAATTCCACTGACTATCGCTCAGTACTGGAAGAGAACCCGCAGTGGAAAGTCACTGAACTCCCCCCGATTGGGGCACAGATTCGTCTGTCCTCCAATGGGGGATCCCAAAACTCCTCTTTGACCCAAGGGTCATTCATTTTTTCTGGACCTTCCCAGACACAGTCGAATGAGATTTTCCCTTTCGACACCCAAGAAGAATACAACACGGCCCTGTATCGCTACAATCTGCAAGGCGTGATTGACAGAGAAAGTTTGAACGGTATATCTTTTGACAGCACCCAGGCCATCTCAGGTGTGCAAAACGGGTAAAACCCCTAGAGTAAGCTTTGTCTCTGCGGAGACCTATTCCGGAGACTTCCCTCGCCGGTAGCAAAGCCGAAAAAGGAGGGGTCACACCCATAAAATCATGGCAACTTTTTCCCTCGGGACGAGCGGGGTAACTCCCGGCGCACCCGGCGTTTATATCAATGAGCAGGCTGGTCGCGCTGCGAACGCCGACATTGCTGACTTTAGCACTGTCTACATGCTCGTGGAAACTGACGAGACGGTTCCCGTAACTCAGTTCCCCTTCAATTCTCCGGTCGCTATCACTTCCTTGAATGACTATAAGGAACTGATTCGTGTCGGCAACACCACGATTCCCGAGGCTCGCATCCCCCTGCTGAGCTATAATTGCGTTAACGAATTTTTCCAGAACGCTCAAATTGGCGATCTGCGTGTGGTTCGTGTGGGTACCCCCGACGCCATCGTTGAGATCGAGTTCTTCCCTTCCGCCACCAAGA